CGGTGCTATAAAAGGATTTAAACTTCCAAAATTACCAAAATTAAAAAAGTTTAAACCAAAAAAACTACCAGAAGATAAAATAAAAAAGTTTAAGAAAAGTAAACTTCCAAATATACCAAAAATACCATCAATACCATCTATACCAACTATAGAATTACCAAAAGTTCCTAATGTAGCTGGAGCAACCGCAGGAATAGCCGGAGCAGTTGGTGGTATAACAGCAGGAGTAGCTGGGGCAGCAGGTGGGATTGTATCTGGTGTAACGGGAGCAGCAGGTGGAATTACCGCAGGAGTAACGGGAGCAGTTGGTGGAATAACTTCAACGGTATCATCAGCCACACAAAAAGTTACAAATGTAGTATCAAACATTCCTAAAATATAAATCATATGTCTTGGGAAATTTTTAAAAATAATATTTTAGCAAAAGCTAATAATCCAGAATCCATAAAGGATATAGATACTGTTGCCAAATTATATGCAACTGAATATGATGCATGCATGAAAAGAGGTGGTGATACTATTAATAAAGTTGCTCTTAAGAAGGGTAATACTGAAATAATGGAGCTGCTGTTTAAATCGGCCTTACAAAAAGGATTAACAACAACTGCTCCATATGATTTAGTTGGTGAAATGGGTAAGGGTGTATTGGCATATTGGCAAGGGGCTATATTAAATGAATTCCCATTTCCACTTATACCATCGCCAGGAGCGATAAGTAATATTGGTGTTACCTCTAATATTGTTACAACCCCTGGAACTTGGACACCTGCCATCACAATACCTGGAGTTGAAACACCTGTACCGGAAGTTTCAACAGAAGATTTATTAAAAGAAATACCAGATGACAATAATACATTAGAAGGTGTAAAAGCAGTGGCTGCTGATACGGGTGCAGAAATATTGACCGATGGTGATAACGAACCCGGGCCTCAATTAGCTAGTGTAAAATCACAACTACCTCCTGATGATCCAAAATTTCCTGAAAGTGAATCGCCACAAACTGAACCTGATGGTGAACCAAATACATCAAAAACAGAACAAATAAAATGCGGTTCTGGTCTTAATTATGATGCTAAAATATCGCCAAATTTTAGATTACGAGATTTATCAATAGGGGCTACATTTGCACACAAAATAAAAGCACAACGTGGTTTAAGTGAAAATGATATTGTATGTAACTTACAAAATGTAGCAATTAACATATTAGAACCACTTAAAAAACAATTTCCAAACACAAGGGTAAACTCAGGATTTAGAGGAACTCCATCTATTCCAGGTGGGGTATCTCAACACGAAAAGGGTGAAGCTATTGATGTTCAGTTTCCGGGCTTTACACCATCGCAATATTTGGAAGCATCAAAATGGGTGAAATCCAATTTACCATTTGATCAATTTATATTTGAACATGGTAATAGTATTTGGTTTCACATAAGTTGTAAAAGAGCCGGTGCGCAAAGAAAGCAATTATTAACTATGTATAAGGGTAAGTATGAACCTGGAATTAAATTATATTACGCATAATGGCAGCAATACCACCAACCAATAATACGGCATTAATAGTAGATGAGTTCATAAGATATGCAACAATCCATCTAACTACAGTTAGTGGTATGGCTACCACTGTATCGTTATACCCACCATTATCAACACCTGCACCGGGTATTGTTCTTTGGACAGGATACACTATACCCCCACCAGCGCCACCAACACCACCAATTGAAGAACCATAGAATAAATTATTAATAAATCCCAAAAATAAACAAATCAAATATTTATATAAACAACAAAGAATATAATACAATGGATAGTAGTAAATTATTAAAAGCCATACAAATTCTTATAAAAGAAGAGTTAAAGGAACAATTACCTACTTTGATTAAAGAAAGTGTAAAAGCTGAAGTAAAAAGGATTTTAGCAGAAAATGTTAAACCTCAACAACCAAAGAAACAAAGTACTGGATTATCTATGGCTAAAGCCATATTGGGTGAAGATACTTCAACAAAACCGGTAGAAGAAGTTCAATATGTAAAGGATGCGGTTCTAAACCAAATACTAAATGAAACTCGAATGAGTTCTATGGATAAGACTGTTTCGTTTAACAACCCAAATGTAGCAGGTGCTGGTTTGGCTGGATTAAGAGCAGAAATGGCATCTAAAATGGGTTATGGTGATATGGGTGGTGGTGCACAACCAATGGGATTGGGTGTTCAAACCGGAAACGAAGCATTGGATAAAGCATTGAATAGAGATTACTCTGAATTAGTAAAAAGATTTAATAAGAAATAATGGCTGTAATATTAGGTAGTAAACCTGTAACCGATTTAAAGCAATTTGAGGATATTCCAATTGGTATCACTTTGCCGTTACAAATAGGTAATACTGCCTTTAATCAATCATTTAAAACATTTGAACAAGTAAGAACAAATATAAAATCTTTACTATTAACAAAAAGAAAAGAAAGGGTAATGCAACCATTTTTAGGTAGTGGGTTACACGAATTGGTTTTTGATTTCAATGATGATGAACTTTCAGATAAAATAGAAGAAGTGGTAACATCTACATTAGCACAATGGTTACCATATGTTAGTGTTGATACAATAGATATAGAACAAACTGATTTTTTAAAAGATAGAAATCAAGTTAATATATCTATTAATTTCAGAATTGGAGATTCTGTTAGTTTAAATCAGGTAACTTTTACAATATAAATAAATGGCAACTAATAACACAGTAAGTAAAAATTTTAAAAATAAAGGTAAAGATATCAAATACCTAAATACCGATTTTCAAGGATTTAGAAGTAATTTGATTGAGTTTACTAAAACATATTTTCCAAAAACTTACAGCGATTTTAATGAAACATCTCCTGGTATGATGTTTATAGAAATGGCATCATATATAGGTGATGTTCTTTCATACTATGTGGATGATACATTCAAAGAATCTTTAATGCCGTATGCAGAAGATTCTAAAAGTGTTATGGCATTATCTCAATATTTAGGATATAAACCAAAAGTTACCTCTCCAGCAATAACCACACTATCATTGTATCATTTAGTGCCAAATATTGGTGATGGTGTAAATAATAGACCGGATGAAAGGTTCTATTTAAGAATAAAGGAAGGAATGCTAGTTGAAGCGCAAAGTAACTCAACTCAATTTAGAACAACAGAAATGGTTGACTTTGCAGATGCTGATAACAGAGAAATAACTGTATATCAAAGAGATTCGAATACCGGAGAACCTTCTTTTTATTTAGTAAAAAAACAAGTGCAGGCTATATCATCTAATGTGATTACTAAAACTGTAAATTTTGTTTCATATGAACCATTTAGAACCATAGAACTTTCTGAGACGAATATAATTCAAATTGTAGATGTTAGGGATGCGCAAGAAAATAAATACTATGAAGTTCCTTATTTAGGACAAGAAATGGTTTTCATTGAAGAAAAAAACACGTTATCAAATGATCCTGAATTGTTTCAATTTAGAGATACTGTTCCTTATATTTTAAAAACACTAAAAACTCCAAGAAGATTTGTAGTTAAAGTAAATGATGATAATACAACAACCATCCAATTTGGTGCGGGTGACCCATCCGCATCCGATGAGCAATTAATTCCAAATCTTAAAAATGTAGGATTGGGCTTACCAAACTCTATTAGTAGATTGGAAGAATCATTTGACCCAACAAACTTCTTAAAAACAAAAACATATGGAACATCACCGGTGGGTGATGTTATTGTAAAATATTTAGTAGGTGGGGGTGTTGCTAGCAATACTAATACAGGTGATATAACGAGAATAGTAGGAGTTGAGTATGATGAAGATTTATTAAAATTCACAGCACCCCAAAGAGGTATATATCAGCAAAGTAAAAATTCATTAGCAGTAGATAATGAAGTTCCCGCAATTGGTGGAAGAAGTGCTGAAACAATTGAAGAGATTAGACAAAATTCATTAGCTAACTTTGGAGCACAAAATAGAGCGGTAACGGCTAAAGATTATCAAGTTAGAGTATTATCATTACCTGCTAGATATGGTGGAATTGCAAAAGCATACGCAAGTGCTGATGGTCAATTGGATAATAATTCACCATCTTCAATTTTAGCATCTCCAAATACTTTACAGCAATTTACTGATTTAGTAATGACTTTTGTTGAAAAGGCAGATAATGAAGAACCATCGGCTACACAAGTTAGAGAGGAAATTAAAAACTTTTTAGTTGGAAAAACCGATAATGTAAGTGAAGTTAATAATCCATTTGCAATAAATTTATATTTGTTAGGATATGATAGAAATGGGCATTTAACTCCTTTAAATAAAGCAGTTAAACAAAATCTTAAAACATATTTAAATGAATATAAAATTTTAACCGATGGTGTTAATATTATAGATGGGTTTATTGTTAATATTGGTATTGATTTTGAAATAACTGTATTGGATAGTTATAATAAATCTGAAGTTCTTACAGAGTGTATAAATGAATTAAAGAATTTCTTTGTAATCGATAAGTGGTCATTTAATCAAACTATAAATCTTAGCGAAATTGAATTAACCATAGCAAATGTAGAAGGTGTTTCATCTGTTCCGAAATTGGAAATATCAAATAAATGTACGGGTAGATATTCACCAAATTCTTATAACATAATGGCAGCAACTAAAGATAAAATAGTTTATCCATCGTTAGACCCTTGTGTTTTTGAAATAAAATTCCCTA